AGCGATGCCGCCCACGGCTGCACCAACGGCCAGCGCCTTCACGTTCAGGCCGCTGATTTTCTTCTGAGCCTGTTCGATGGCTTTGCCGAGTGATGGGTCGATGCTGCCGGCCAGATTGACGACCGCCTGCATCGTTTTTCCGTTTGCCATGTGCGTCACCTCCTTCTGATGTGGGGTTTCTTAAAGCTGGCCGCACGAGTCGGCCGGCTCGCTTGGAGCCGCTTGGCCTCCTCGACGGCCTCCCCGTATTCGGTCAGGAAGTCGGTCAGCCTTCGCTCTCCGAGGTCTCGCGTCGACGTGTGGAAGGCTCGGGCGTAGTCTCGGATTGCGCGTCGGAGCTGTCGGGGGTGTAGGGTTCCTCCGACTTCCCGGAAATAAAATCCCGGCCGATCCTCATAATCTTCATAACGTCGTAGCCGCGGACGCGCTCGAGGTCGGAGATGTCGATCTCGGGGTTGATGGCGATGATGGCAGCGAAGCCGAGGTAGAGGTGCAGGCCGTAGTCCAGCTCGGCCGCGCCGGCCGCGTTGCCGTTCTTGGAGCCGCTGGCGCTCAGCTTTCTGGCGTCAGCTTCAGCAAACGCCTGTGCGGTGATCTCGCTGATGTCATAGGTCAGCTCGTCGTAGCTCTTGCCGTTGATCTGCACGGGGTTGTCGAGCTTGATGGTGTTCTTCATTGTGTGCGTCTCCTTTCGATAAATAGAGGGCGCCGCATAGGCGCGGCGCCCTTCGGGTTACAGCAGGCTGCGGATGTCCTTGGCGTAGTCGACGCCGCCGACGCGCAGGATCGTGTTGAGCTGGTCGATCAGCCAGTATTCAGCGCCGCCGACGTAGAGCTGGTAGCGGCTCACGGCAAACGTGGCCTCGTTCTCGCTGGTGTTGCCGGGATCCACAGAGAGGCCCGGGATACCCTTGGAGACGCAGCGGAGGAACGCCTTGCAGCCTTCGGTCTTGGTGGAGCCGTCGGCCTGCTTCACGTCCTGAGCCCAGCGGATCTCGATGGTCTTGCTCTCGAGCTTCATCATGTTCCGCAGGCCGAGGTCGATGCCGATCTTGGTGATGGACGCCTCCATAGCCTCGATCTGGCCGAGGATGGGGGCGGTGTAGGTTCCCATAGCCTTGAAGTCAGCGGTCACGGGAGTGACGGCCGGCAGCGAGATGGTCACGTCTTTGGCGACGAGGGTGCCGCCGATGTAGACGGTGTCGGCGAGGATAGGGCCCTTCAGGTCGAGCCACAGGTTTGCCATTACTCGTCACCTCCTTCGTAGTAGACAGAGAAGCCCGCGTCGGTGTATGCGACGTAGACGCTCGCAGACTTGAGGGGCGGGGTCGGGGTGACGGCGATGTCCCAGCGAAAGTCGCCATTCATCACGTCGGTGGTGCTGTTCTCGCTCTCGAGGAACAGGATCACAGGCTCGCCCAGCAGGGCGCCCATGCTCACATAACCGTCGAGCTTTTCCTGCTCGCGGTTGATGATGCGATCCTTCAGAGCCCGGGTCATGGGGCCGTCAATCTCAGGGCTCCACTCGCGCTGGAAACTGTTGGTGATGTGCATGAGCATCCGCATGGAGACGTCGAAGATCGCGCGGGGATCCACGTCTGCGCCATAGGTATAGGCGGCGGTATGGTCGCCCCACAGTACCCACTCGCCGCCCCACGCGACGGCGGTGCTGATGCCGTTCTGCGTCAGCTCCTTGCCGGTCTGCTGGTCGAAGCCGCGGTTGTTGGCGTTGGCGCCGAAATACTGCTTGATGATGGGGATAGCCTTGTTGCCGCAGGTCTCCATCGGGACGCTGTTGTGGCTGAAGTCGGCGCGCATGAGCTCGACCACGGCCATCGTGCTCAGGTGGTACACGTTGCCGAGATTGTCCACGCCCTGCGGCCAGTAGACCTTGGAGCGCTCGCCGGTGAAGGCGTTGGCCTTCTTCCATGCGATTGCCTTGGTGATCGTGTCGACCGCCTGCGCGGTGCTGTCCACGAGGGGCAGGTCAGCCACGACGAAGGCGTCCCAGTGGCCGTTGATCTTCTGGCTGGCCGTCAGCATAGCATTATAGACGGCAGGACTGTGGCTCCAGCCGGGGGCCGCGATCAGATTGCAGACCGCGAACTGCTCGGGATAGAGCAGCGTGATCGCGCTCAGGCCGCTGTATTCGCCGGAGGAGGTGACGCCGCCGATGATGTCGCTGTCCTCGACGCTGTCGTCCACCTCGTAGAAGGTGGCCGTCAGGTTGCCGGTGAGCTGCGCGTCGTCCTTCAGGCTGGTGATGATGACCGTGCCCTTGGTAAAGTTGTAGTCCACGGCGTAGTCAGAGCCCTCGACGTAGTTGCCGCTGGTCGCCTTTGCGATGGTCAGCGTGTCGAGGATGATCGTGCTGCTGGCGAACTCGGCACGGCCGCCGGTGAAGGCGAGGGTCTTGGTGGTGGCCTCCTCCTTGCGGTGCTTTCCCTCAGAGGGGTCGAGCACGTTGATGACGTAGATCGGGCCGATGTTCCCGAGGGTGTTGTTGAAATGTGCGTACATAACCTCGCACAGGGTAAAGGTGCCCCAGTCGGCCGCGTAGCCGAGCTTCTTCTGCGCGTCGACCAGACTGGTGATCTTGATCGGCGCGTTGATGACGCCGGCTTTGCCGAAGCCGCGCACGAGGTTGACGGGTGCCGTGCCGATATAGACCGGCGTGGTGCCCGCCTGCACGGCGCTCTGTGCCACAGTTTCGCCGATGTGGCCGTAGGCGCCGTAGAGGTATTCGTTTGCCATCTGCTTATCCTCCTTTGCATGAAATTAGGGCAGCCACAGGGCCGCCCTTAAAGCAGGTGTTGGTAGCTTTCCGGGTTGCGGGTCAGCGCCTCCTCGACGGAGAACTCAGCCCACGCAAACCAGTACGGGTAAAAGTCGGGGACGGCGTCTTGCTCGGCGACGGGGCCGAAGGAGATGCCTTCCTCTTTGATGACGCGGAGGTCGCCGAGGTACTCGGCGTTTTCGATCCGTCGGAGGGCTGTGTCCACAAAATTCCATGCGTCACGCCAGCCCTCTCCGTTCTTCACGAAGTAGGCCGCCGCGGCCTCGTTGTATTGCTGGACGTAGGAGCCGCTGCCGTCGCCTTTCGGCTTGTAAATGTCGGGCCCGTGATAGCCGGGATCCCACGCCGAAAAGAGGAGCCGGATCTTGACGCTGCGGGCACTTCGGATCAGGCGGTCGTCGCCCTGAACGAGCTGCACGCAGACCGACGGGATCGGTGCGGCGATGTTCGGCGGCGTCCTGTCCTTTGAGGGAACGAAAAGCGAGAAGGCGGCCGGGTTGACCAGCTTGTAGGGGTAGGAGGCGTCTGTGGCCTTATCGTCCGGGAGCTTCAGCTTGACCAGAGGGCAGACCTCAGCGGTCAGCCAGTCCCGGACGGTTTCGATGCTGTTGACGATGGACATGGCGGCACCTCCTACATGGTGACGGTCTGGCCGAGGGCCACGGTGGCGATCCCCATGTCCTCGCTCCAGTCGTTGACGATGTACTCGCGGCCGTCGACGTTGAGCCCTTCGCCCGCCGGGCGCCGAGCAGGCAGATCCTCGACCGCCGCGTAAAGCAGCAGAGAGGACTCCGCGACGCTCAGCTCTTGCCCCCCTTGGCGTTCCTTCAGGGCGTTGTCGTCCAGCACGGCAGCGATGGCCCGGCCTTCGACGGTGTGCTTCTCACCGAACTCGTCGAGATTGAGAAACGTGCGCCGGCGGTCGGCCTCGACCATCGCCTTGAAGCTGAAGGCCATCAGACAGGATCGGCGGCGCCGATCTGAGGGGGCTCCTCGTCGTCGGTGCCGTCATCGGGCTGCTCGGCCTTGGCGGCCTCGATGGCAGCGATGACGTCGGCCTTCTTGCGCATGGCAGAGGCGTCCACGCCATAGCGCGCGGCCACTTCCTTCAGCTCGTCGAGCTTCATGTCCTCGTTGTACTCAGGCAGGCCGTCCGCAGGGGGCTCGGTGCCTCCCCCGGGCTGGCCGGGATCCTGCGGCGCATTGGCGCCGGCCGGGTCGGGCGTGTTGGGATCCTCGGCCTGAGCGGGTGCTGCGCCGACGTACTTGGCGACGCCTTCCTTGACCAGACGGGCCTCCAGCTCGGGGTCGAACTGCTTGGGGCCGTCCTGATTGGTGATGGGGACTACCTTGCGGCCGTTATAGTAGCCGAAGGTGCCCGCGATGATCTGGATCATGGTCTGCTCCTTTCTGCTGCGCTTAGCCCTGAGTCAGGACGTCCGCAACGATGAACGGGTTCTTGTTGTTGGGGATCAGCAGCGGACGGCTGGAGATCGTCAGGCTGCGGGTGTTGCCCTCAGCGTTGGACAGATACTTCGGCACGCGGCGGCCGGCGTAGGTGTGGAACTCGCCGTCGGCCTGCTCCACCTGAGTGACGGCGCCGTACAGAGTGCGGCCGCAGGCAGGCGCGGTCAGGATGCACTTGCCGGAAGGGATATAGAGCTGATCCTTGCCAGCGTCGTCGGTGTAGGTCTCGTCGTAGGAGATCACGCTGATGATGCGGCCGTTGACGTTCAGGCGAGCCATGACAGCAGCGCCGGCAGGCAGCACCTCGGGCTCGACCATGCCGAGCTCGTAGCGCTTGTTGTCGAGCAGCTTCTGGATGACCTCATTGTTGACGATGGTGTCAGCCACGTCAGGGGAGCAGATCAGGTCGGTCGCGCGGAGGCCCTTGCTGGTCAGCATACGAGCCATCACGCCGAGGTCGGCGAGGATCTTCGCGCCGGCGGCGTCCCACTTGGTCGTAGGTGCGTAGGTTGCGGGGTTGCTGCCTTCGGAGTAGAAGCGGATCTCCATCTCGTCGCTCTCGTCAGCGTCGTCGGCGATGTGCTTCATGATGCAGCCGTTGGTCAGCATGGTCTCAGCGGCCATAGCCTCCTCGCGGCGGGTGATAAACTCGCCCAGCTCGTCGGCGTCCTTCAGGATGAGGGTCTGCTGGCGCTGCTCAGGAGTGAGCTGCGTGTAGAGGGCCTCGCCGAAGCCGCGCTTCTTCAGGTCGTCAGCGGAGAGGGAGCGCTTGGGAGCCACAAAAGGAGGAGTGTATCTCTCCATGTGGTAGCCGTTGCGCAGGATGGTCACGCCGCCCTTGCGGGGAGCGACGAAGGGCGCCAGCTTTTTGCTGCCGTCTCTGTACTCGACCAGCACGTCGTCAGTGGCGAAAACGTCGCTCGCGTCGTTGGTCGGGAAATAGCGGTCACGCAGGAAGGTCGTGGCAGGGGTGAGCTGCTGCACGGCCATGAGCAGCGTGTGGGTCTCATAGAAGTTAAAAGGCATTTTGTTGTCCTCCTTCTCTTAGTATTCGATCGCGTCGGAGAGCAGGATGCCGGCGTTGCGCAGGATCTCCTCGTCCGCTGCGGTCAGGGTGTAGCTGCCATCGGTGTGCAGCTTGTTGCGGGCAAAATGCCCGGTACGATAGGCGGTGGCCACGGTGCCGGCGGTGACGTCGGTGTCGTCGGTCAGGATGTAGGTGCCGTTGGTAGCGCTCAGGGCAGCGGCCGCAGGGGCCAGCTCAGCGCCAGCAGCGCCGGTGACTACGGTGCCGCGCTTCAGGATGCCGGTGCCGGCTGCCAGCTTCACGGTCACGACGTCAGCGACGGGCACGTTGTTGACGATCAGGCCGTCGTATTCCACGGCGCCGATGTTCTCGTCGAGTCTCTTGCTCATTAGTTTTTACCTCCCTTGCTGGTCTTGGTGGAATTGTAGATGCCGACGATGGCGTCCACCTTGGCCTTGTCGTCGGTCTCGCTGCCTTCCTCGCCGCCGTTAGGAGCAGCACCGACGTCGCCAGCGCCAGAGTCGGCATTGTCGGCCGCGCTGTCCTTCAGGTGCTTGATCCCGAGGGCCGCCTGCTTTTTCATAGCCTGAAAAGCGAGCTGCTCAGCGGTGCAGGGGTTTTCGCCGTACTTGGCGTCATGGACGAGCTGCGCGTCGCCCACGCTGGCCTCGATACTCTCGATGGCCTGAAGGCGCTCGCGCTCCTGCGTGATTGCCTCCGTTCTTGCAGTTGCCGCGGCCTGCTGCTCGATCTGAGCCACGAGGTCGGGGTACTGCGCTCTCATTTCTTCGAGGGTCATGGGTTTGTTTCCTCCTTCGTTTTTGATGGCCGGGGTCTCCGGCTTATTTCCAGCCGCAGCAGCGGCGTGGATGCTGTTGTTGACCGGGATCGCCCCGGGGATGTGTCTGAAGTTGCTGACGTCGTGCCTGATGCCAGCCACGAGGAGCACCTTCTTGTCTGCGCTCAGGGCGGCAGACGGGCCCGCGTCGTCGAGCAGGGTGTTGGCGAAGCCGTTGTCGACCGCCTCCTGACCGACCATCCATGTCTCGCGGGTCATCATGCTGCGGAGCTGGTCGACCTCGATGCCGGTCTTGGCGTGGTAGATCTCCGCGATGGCCCGCTCGCTGGCGTCGAAGTCCTTCTGGAGCTTCTTCAGGTCTTGCAGGTTGTAGTAGTCCCACAGGAGCCCGCTGACGCCGTGGATCATGACCATGCTGCCGGGGTAGACCTGCACCTCGTCGCCGGCGCACATGATGACGCTGGCCGCGCTGGCAGCGATGCCCTCCACGATGACGGTCTTGGTGCCGCTCAGGCCCTTGATTGCGTTGTGAATAGCGATGCCGGTGTAGAGGTCGCCGCCGCAGCTATTGATCTTGATGGTGATGTTGCTCTTGTCCTTCACGGCAGCCAGATCCTCGAGGAAGCCCTCGGGGGTGATGTAGAGGCCGGGCTCAGGCTCGCCCGTCCACCAGTCGATCGGCTGGCTGCTCATGACGTCGCCGTAGAGCAGGATCTCGCCCGTGTCGTCGCCGGTGCTGGCGATGTTCCAGAACTTCTGGAGCTTGCCGCCAGTAGGAGGCGCAGGGGCAGGCCCCGCGATGCAGCGGGGCGGGTTATTTGCTTTCATGGTGTTCGTCCTCCTTAAGTGCTTTGATGATTTCGTTCCGCAGCGCAGCCACCACGCCGGGCTCGGTTGCGCCTGATGCGCCGCCGGTGCCGGAGGAGCTGCTGCCCTGAAGGGGCGCGTTTGCTTCGGCGAGCTTGGCGTTTTCGCGTGCGAGCTGGTCGACGTTGGCGCCCCACTGGCCGCCGTTGAGCCGGATCGTGCTCTGCTCGCGGGTGCTGAAGCCTTCGCCGACTGCGAGGATCTCGGCCGTGATCTCCTTGACCGGGTCGAGCTGGCCCTGAGACGGGCCGATCCATTCGGCGCCGAGATAGGCGGCGCGGATCGCCGGATCCGTGAAAAAGCCCGGGGCGTCAATGCGGCCACGGGCGACGGCCTCGGCCATCCAGATCTCGTAGACTGGGGCGCAGAAGTCAGCGACAAACCACTCGCGGCGCATTTTGAAGGCTTTCCACGCCTCCAGCAGGGCCGCGCGGCTGGCGCTGTACGAGCTGTTGAAGGACTTCAGCAGCAGGTCAGCCGGGATCTCGAGCGCAGCGCCCACCTGTTCGCAGATGGCTCGCAGGAATGAGTCGAAGCCGCTGGCCGGCCGCTTCGGGTCGGCAAATACGACGTCCTCGCCGGGCTCCATGATGTTGATCTGGCCCGGGCCCATCTCGTACTCATTGGGATCGCGGCTCACCTCTGGCAGGCTGCTCCCCACTTCGTTGAATGGGTTGTCGGACGCCCCGGCCTCCGTTTTCACGAAGGCGGTGAAAAAGCTCTCGACGATCGCGGCTGTCAGCTCGCTCTCGGTGTACCTGCGAAGCTGAAGCAGCGGCTCGATCACCTGCGCCAGATAGCTGACGCCTCTGTACTGGTCAGGCCGCTCCGAGTCCATGACCTGCAAGATGTTCGGGAGGCCGGTGCGGTCTCCGTATGCCTTGACGCGCGTCCACTTGGTCGACGCCGTGCCGAGCTCGAGGGGGTAGGTGCTGCGGATGTGGTATGCCTCGATCATGCCGTTGGGGTTGACCTCGACGCCGTCGTAGATGGTGTTGCCGTTGGCTGCCTTGCCGGTAGTCGCCAGCAGCGGGGTCATGATGCCGGCGGCCGTAGGGGTTGCCACTCGGTCAGCCTCGACGAGGTGGATCCTGAGTGAGTAGGGCATGGTCGGCGTGGGGTCGTACTGCTTGATGACGGCGAACACGTCGCCGCTCACCAGCCACGAAGCGAGCGCGAGCTGCTGCATGGCGTAGAAGTTGTTCACGCCGGTGGCGTCGCAGGCTGCCTTGCGGTTGGCCCACAGGGCGAACTCCCGCTCCGTCTTTGCCTGCCACAGGTCAGCCGCCTCTTGATCCATGCCGAGGGCCTCGCGGTCGATCCGGCTCTGGAGCTTCAGGCCGACGCCGATGACGTTGGTGCGGTTGGTCTTGATGGCTGAGGTGGCGATCGGGGCCGCCATATAGAGCATACGGGCACGCTGTCGGAGGGTCGCGTTGTTGGCGTCGATGTCCTCCTTCGGGCTGCCGCTCATAGCCCTGAAGCCCTTGGTCGCTTTCTTCTGCCAGCTCGCGCCGGCGTCGCCGTAGCCCTTATTGACGGGGCGAGGCTGCTGCCTTCCGCTCTGCGGTCGGCTGTTGCGTTTCTTCTTGCTGATGTTGCTCACCTCCTTTCAGAAGATGGCAAGGGGCCGAGAGTAAAGGAGCGAAAACTCCCGGCCCGATGCCTATGAAAAAAGCCCCGGGCGGGGCTCTTTTCCGATGTTACCAGTCGCGGGGGACGACCCCCACGGCCTTGCGGGGCTTCTGCCCGTTCAGGGCGCCCTCGAGGTTGGCGATCTCCTTCTCGAGCTGTTTGATGGCGTCCCTGATCTGGCTCAGGTCGGTGTTGTATCTTGCCAGATTGCGGGAGCCGATGCCGTAGCTCTGGACGCCTCCGTCCAGCATCTCGGCTTCTCGCTTCAGGTAGAGCTCGAGCCGGTTCCTTTTGGCTGTGAGCTCTGCCTCGATTGTTGCGCGTGTTTTCATGTGGTGTCCTCCTTACCAGTCGTCGAAGGCGTTGGCCGCCTTGCTGCGCTTTGTCTTGGATCGGGCCTGCTGGCGCTGCTGCGCCGGCTTCTCCTCGAGCCCCTTGAGCCGTCTCTCGACGGCGTCCATGTCGGGGTTGATGATCTTCACGCCGGCCATCGCATAGTCGCGGCAGTCGAGCGCCTCGTTGCGGTTGTGGCCGGGCAGTTTCTCCCACGCCCAGCGGTCGCCACGGCTGGTGTGTTTGAGCACCAGCTTCTCAGAGAGCAGGCCGTTGAAGTAGTTGAGATCATATCCGGCGTCGGGGTTGCGGTTGAAGTGGCAATACCTCGGCCCGGGCTCCTGCACCTTGAGGCTCGCCATGATGGACGCCTTGCCGGCGTCGACGCCGAGGGTGTAGAGCCAGCAGGTGATCTTCTTGTTGTCGCGGATCGGCACCTTCGAGGGCGGTGAGACGAAGGGGATCCCGTCGCCGCCCTTGCCCTTGATAGCAAAGACGCGCTTGTGGATGCGGGCCCGGCAGGCTTCGTACACCTCTTGGGTGAAGTGGCCGCCGGAGTCGACACAGGTGATGGAGATCCGCAGGCCCCGGCCGTTCTTGAAGGTGTAGACGTGGTCGATCACGTCGTCGAGCCGCTGCCAGACCTCCGGGGTGTCCGGCCGGCCCATGATGTAGCCCTTGACGATGCCCCACGTCTCGCCATACTTCCCGTGACCGACTACTTCGTATTCGAGGCGGTTGTCCTGAGTGTCGACGCCGCAGGTCAGCACGAGCACGCCGTCAGGCAGCTCCACGGGGGTGCCGTCCGAGCGGGTGCCGTAGTCCTCGCGGCGGGAGAGCATGGTGTCCTCGTCCTCGAGGTCGCCGCGATCTTCCCATAGTTGGCCGAGCAGGGTGTTGTAGACGACCTTGAGGCGCTGCGGATCATCCTTGGCGTCGAGAAACTTTAGGACGATCTTCTCCCACGGAGTCCACGGGCTTGAGAAGGCATTGAGCCAAAAAGAACGGACGCCCTTCTTGTAGGCGTCCGGGTTGTCGGCAATCCACTTGGCCGGCTGCTTTCGCATGACGTCCTCGTGGATCAGGCAGCCGCAGGCCGGGCAGCTCCACGAGACGCCGCTCTTGAGGCTCCACGACTTTTTCCCGCGGATCCTCTTGGCCTCCGGGTCGAAGTGGATATTGTCGAACACGATCTCGCTGTACTCCCCGCACTCGGGGCAGCGGTGGCACCAGCGTTCCTGCGTGCCTTGGTAAAAACTCGTCTCGATGTTGCTGTTGCCCTTGATGGTCGGGGTCGAGACCTCGACCGCCTTGGCGTTGTAGAATGTGGCCTGACGTGCTTCAGCCAGCGCCCACGGGTCGCCCTCGGTGCCGGCGCTGGTCGCCCAGCGGTCGCGCTCGTCGCCGATGATGTAGCGGGCGGGCGTGGAGGCCAGAGCCGAGGCGCTGTTGGAGCCGGTCAGGGTGAGCATACCGCCCGGGAAAGACTTCTGGAGGATCGTGTTGCCGCTGTCCTTGGCCTTGACGTCGTGCACCTTCGCCTTCAGTGGCTTGCTGTCGCGGATCATGGGGGCCACGCGGAGGCGGCTGAACTTCCGGGCGTCGTCGATGGTCGGGTGGACGTAGAGGATGCTGCCGGGGTCTTGGTCGATGATGTAGCCGATGATGTTGAGCTCGAGCTCGGACTTGCCGACCTGAGAGGCGGCCACCATGACTATCTTGTGCACCTTCGGATCAGTAAAGGCCCGCATGAGCTCCTCGAGGTACGGGGTGCGCTTAGTGCGCCACGGGCCGGCCTCGGCTGAGCTTTCCGGGGAGAGACGGCGGTGCTTGTCAGCCCACTCGTCCACGGTCAGGCTCTCAGGCGGGGCGAAGCGTTTGACCGCTCCGGCGATGGCGGTATTGAGCTTCGCGGCGGCTTTTTTAGTCGTCCGCGTCATCGGAGAGGTCGCTCCAGCCTTCCCGATCCCTTACCCGCCGCGCATATTCCTCGGGATCGTATTTGTAGGCGGCCAGCTCCTCGAGGATCTTGTAGACCTCGGCCCGGATGATCTCGGACGCCTCGGCTGCTGTTTGAGCTGCCACGACGTCGACGGCCAGACGACCGGGCAGGGCTATGAGCATTGACCTGATATTATAGACGAGGTCGGTCATGACGGCCTCGACGTCCTCGCTGCGGTGCATGGTGCCCTCGAGCTCTTTGAGTTGGAGGGCGGCCATGTCGGCCTTGCTGCGCTTCAGGTCAGCCTCAGCCTCCAGCCGGCGGGCTTCGATCTCGCTGTCCTTTTTGGACGGCTCGCGGCCGTTGGCCTTGGCCGTCAGGTATCGGATGTACCTCTGGATCGTCGGCAGCAGGTCGTAGCGGTTGGCGTTGCCTTCCTTGACCGCGGTGATGACGCCCTCCTTGGTGAGCTGCTGCACTCGGCGGGGCGTCATGTCGAACAGGGCCGCGATGGTCTTGCTGTCGACGAGCTTGTTGTTGGTTGGGTTCGGCATGGCGTTCCCTCCTTTCTGCCGCTCGGGCGAAACGAAACGGCCCGAAAAAATTTTTCCCCGGCTGCGCGTTTTTTGGGCTCGCCAGCACCGCAGGCCGATCGGTCGCGTCACAGTACCTTCGGCGCGTCTGGACGTCGTGTGCGGCGCTCTGACGGCCTCTGTGGCGCGTTTTCTTGGCTGGCCGTCCGTCTGGTCGGCTGCGTCGCTTCGCGCGTCCTGTGGGCCACTGTGGGGCCCTGCGGCGGCCGTTGGTGTGGCCCTACTTGCCGAGGGCCCGGTCGAGGTTGTGCTGGAGTCGCTTGGCCGTCTCCTCTTGGAGTCTGGTCATGATCTTCTCGCTGGTCTTGTCGCTGGTTATCATCTGCGGCACCGAGATGGTGGTGAACTTCTGAATGTCGGTGCGGGTGCGGCTCATTCGCTGGAATGGAATGGCGCTGACGCCGCCGGCCTTGGTGTTGCCCGTCCCCATGAGGATGTTGTGCGATCGCTCGGAGTACGGGCCGCCCGGGGTGCGGGTGTTCAGGTAACGGCCGATGACCTTCTTCTGCCCCTTGACCACCTGCATCCGCAGCGTGTAGCTCTTGCCCGGCGGTGCGGTCTTTGGTGTCATGCCGAAGTGCACAGGGGTGAGCATCCGGCCGGAGTAGGTGATGGTCAGCTCCTCGATGGTCTCTCCCGAGACGTTGACGCTGCCCGCCATCTTCTTCGGCTTGCTGCTGTTCTTGCCGGACGGGGTGATCTCGCCCTTCTTGATGTTGTAGACCGATGTGACTTCCTGAGCGATCCAGCTCGGCGCTCTGGCCTTGACGTCGCGGACGGTGGCCTTCACGGCCTTGCGGCCCTGCTCGTCGATCTGCGCGACAGTGTCCATGAGCTTTTGGAAGTTTTCGACCTGCATGGTGATAGTTGCCTTTGCCGTTATTGTCACCTCCTGAATATGCAAAAAGAGACCGGCGGGCGTTGGTTCGCCCGTCGGCCTCTTGCCGTCGGTTGTTATTCGGTTTTCCTCTTGTCAGCCGCTCGGAATTGTCACGGCGTTGCCCGTGTGTCCGGCGGTCTTTTGCAGGATATAGGATAGCACGGGTCGCTACTGCTTTTCAATTCCTTTTACTTCCCTTTTGTTCCTTTTACTGCGTTTTACTGCCGCAGCTCAGGCAGGGGTTCCAACTCGTCCAGTACGGCGGCGAGGTTGAGCAGGGCGCGGCCGTGGATCTTATATGTCCTGTTCTGGTAGGCGTCCACTCTGTCGATGTAGTCCCGCCGATCACCGAACAGGACGCCGCAGGTGCTCTCCCAGTCGGCCCGGTCGAAGTAGCGCAGCCGGATGACGGCGCGCTCGTCGGGGTCGGAGAGCTGGAGGATCAGGCCCTCGATGGCGTTGCGCTCCTGCTTCTCCTCAGCCTTGAGCCGGTCGATCTGTTCCTCGAGCTCCATTTTCCGCTCCACCATCATGCCGGTGCGGTCGGATGGTGTGCCGGATCCGCGGGGCATACCTGTCAGGTCAGGGCCGGGCGGGGAGGCCATCGTCATCTCCATGCGGTCGAGGCGCTCGAGTTGGTTGTCGATGTCCCTCAGCATGGCGGTGTAGGCCGCGAGCCTGTCCTTGATCCGTTGTGTGATCGGCTTCTCGCTCATTATGTCAGGGCGTCACTCCTGCTCACCTCCTTCCTCGTCAGGCTAGAAGATCGCGGCGATCTCCTCGCGCGGTAGCTCTCGGCCTTGACGGACGCAGCGCACGTTATTGTCTCCAGTTGTTTTGATGTAGCGCCGCACGATCACGTCGCACCATTTGGGTTCGAGCTCGATCATGGCGCAGGTTCGCCCGGTGTTCTCGCAGGCTATGAGCGTCGAGCCTGAGCCTCCGAAGAAGTCGACCACGAGCTCGCCCGGCCGGCTGCTGCTCAGAATGGCCCGCTCGCACAGTGCGATCGGCTTCGGCGTTGCGTGCCCGCCTGCGTCGTCTCTTTCTGCTGTGTTTGTGATCGGGAAACGCCACACATCGGTCATTATGTCGTGCTCGTCGCTGTCGTTGTGTGTGTTGTCGAAGAAGGCGCGCAGCTCCATCGCTTCTGCTTTCATGCTCTGGTCTGCCTCGGACGGCTTGTTGCGCAGTTTCATCACTTGATCGTGTGGAAGGCTGAAGGCTCGGCCCTTAAATGCTTGCTGGAGCTTTTTGTAGTGCCACTCCGGGATCGGTGTGAACTGTGATTTGCTAAACCAGTGCCCCCACATTTGAACGCCGGTTATCTCCGTGAGCTGCTTGGCCTTGAGACCGACCTTCTGAGCCTCTCCGATCATATAATCGAGGATCGCCTCGTATGCGTCATTGAAATGGTCTTTGTTATTGTTGAAGCCTTCGACGCCGCACATAACAAAGAGGCATTTCTCAGTTTCCCTCGGGTAGCTCCGCATGAGCTCACTGTTGACGCCGAAGGCCGAGTGTTTCGCCCATGTGATGTAGTTTCTGAATGTGATCTGGTTCGCTGCGATCATCGGCCGAAGGATAAAGGCGTAAATATCCATGAGCGGCTCGTCGATGCCCCAGCAGTACCAGCTCCCGTTTTCCTTCAGGATCGAGAAGCTGAGTGCGATCCACTTCTTATTGAACTCGAGGAGATCGTTCTGGTTCTGGTTGTCGTTCTGGACTCCGTCGCTTTCTTTGCCCATGCCGTATGGCGGGTCAGTAAAAACGAGGTCGGCGCGTTGCCCGTCGGTTGCTTTCTGGACGTCGCCCATTTTTAGGCTGTCGCCGCAGTATAGCCGGTGAGCGCCCAGCAGCCAGAGGTCGCCGGGCTCGGTGAACGGTTCCTCCGGTGGCGCCTCGGGCTCGGTGTCGCCGTCCTCCTTTTCCGACTCGTCATCGTGCAGAGCTTCGGACAGCGCCGTAACAAGATTGCCGTATTCTTCTTCGGTGTAGCCGCTGAGCATGAACGGGATCTCGCCGGTGTCGATGTCGGCGAAAACCTCGGCGAGCATCTTGTTGTCAGTGGTGGCGAGCTCCGCGATGCGGTTGTCAGCCGTCAGATCGGCCAGCTCCTCGGCCTCGCTGGCGTAGTCCTGATAGTCGACCGGGGCGTCGGTCAGGTCGTCGAGCTGCGCGGCCATGAGACGGCCGTGGCCCTTGGTGACGAGCCCGCTGCGCTTGCTGACGGTGATCGGGGCGCGCCAGCCGGTCGCCCGGATGATAGAGGCGAGGAGTTTGATCTGCTCCGGCGGGTGCTGGTTGGGGTTTTTGGGATTAGGCCGCAGATCCTTCAGCGGGACGATGGCGTCGTGCGCACAGAACACGGGGACGCTGCCGGCGTATGCCTTCGGCGTGGCCGTGGTGCTGTACTCCTCGATCTCGGGGCCGGTCTGCGGCTGTGGTTTATTCATGGCCGTCACCTCCTGCTGAAAATTGATTTTCAATCCACTTGTGGAGGCTGGAGCCCCGCCAGTTGTTTCGGCCGTCAAGACGGTTTTTCAGCCGTTCCAGCTTCGCCTCCTCGACCTCCTCGGTGGATCGGTGGAAGATGATGCGGAGCTGGTCGAGCATGATCTGGACGTCGGCCATCTCCTCGATCACGTTACCGATCGCTGCGGTCACTTCGCAGCCAGCCTGTGCCCGTTTGATTTTGCAGAGGGCTTTGGTCAGCTCGGCCATCTCCT